TACAACCCTTAGTAACGAACCAATGTATTCCTGTTGAATTTTTAATTCTTCCGTTGAATGCATCGATTCTGTCTTTAATGTTTCTGATGTTTTGATAATCAATTGAAGCTGTTGGGAAATGCTCTCTAATGATTGCCCAATTAGTCTTAGCTGCTGCAGGGTCTCTTTTGTTACCTGAAATGTCGCCATAAAAATTCCATCCTCCTTCGTGTTTTTAATATTTGTTTTTAAGTATCTGACAAAGATAATCAGTATTAGCTTCATTCTCTAATTCTACAGAATCAAATACAAATTCATCATCTTGTTTTGTTTGTCCGATATTCCAACACATTAAATCAACGTTAAAGTCACAGCTTACCTCTAATGGGCGGAATCTCATATACTCAAATGAATCAATTATATTATCTTCTGAGAATGTATAATAAGCCCTACCGGAAGTAAGGTCTGCGAAATGCCCTGTTTGTCTTACTTCTGCTTCCTTTTCAGCATAACCTCCAATAATGCGCTTCTGTGCATCCTGGTCTATATGAGGGTTATAACGTGAATCGAAGAACCAATACGCTGTCTCTGTATCGTCATCCTTATTCTCAATGAACTCATCATAAGTGTAAGTCAGCCCTTTAAGTGGTGTTAGCGTTCTTATTAACATACCATTGGTATCAATCAATCTTACCTTGCATTCGTTTACTATGTCTTGTGGTGCTTCTTCATCTAAGTGAATAACGTGCTTCTTAGCTCCCTGAAAGGATTCCCTGCCTTGATCGAATGTCTTGAATCTTATCTTGCTACCGTTAGCGAATAATATAATCCTATTGGCGAATCCTCGCTGTTCAGACCATTGAGCATACTTAACAGAGCTATCCTTCGGCAGCCAGTAATGATATTCAGCCTGTAGAATGGGTGTTGACAAATCAGCCCACGTTGCAGCCCAGGCATCATATCCGGGGTTATCTAAGCAATCACTAATTACGTGAACTGCACCTGATACTGTTTTAGTGCTTCTATTCCCACCACTTACTAATTTGTTTTTCTTAGGTGAGCTGATAAACTCCTTCTGCATTAACTGGGGGTGTTCGATGGGCACAAACCAATTAAGCGGATAAGTTGATACTCTTAATTCCAATTCTCTTGTGGCTTTAGCTTTATGTTCTAATTGTTGGCGGTTCATTTTTTTAACAATACACCCATTCGTATTGATTCGCCTGGTTTTAATACAAACAATAATTCTTGCTTCTTATAAAGTCCCGGAAGGAATCTCACCCAAGTTGTTTTGTTAATTTGGTATTCTGTAATGCTATCAAATATATTAGTGAATCTTATACTATGTGTTATCTGTTTATACTTCATTTTCCATTCTTACCATTATTTACATAAGCTATTAGTTTCTTATCTGACCAATCTGAAAACTCAGGATCAAAAGGTTGATCAACTTTAGTTTCTTCCGGTAATTTATCAATCCATTTCTGTCTATTGCGTAACCAGTAAATACAAGATGTTACATTCGGTGGGTAGTATTTAGTTATTGTCTTTGTCATAGTGCCTATTACATTTCCATCTTTATCTAATCTCTCCTCTTTGGTTGCTTCTTCATATTCAAATCCTTTTGCACTTTTATATAGCGAATAGATAATTTCAGTATCAGCAAACATCTTACCTTTTTTTAAGGTATGCATAAATTCCGGGTGTTCTTTCTTATAATCCCCTATTACTCTTTTTGAAGTACCAAAGAAATAACCTAATTGCTCATCTGTTAAACCACAGAAAGCAAGGCGTTCAACTTCATCAAGCCTTTCTTCTATTAAAGCATACTTCGATGGTCTGCCTACTTTAGCCACTATACTAACTTCCTTATTATCTCTTGATTTAAGTGTTCGGGATTTGTTAATTCATAAAGCTCTTTAGAACGATTAAACGAATATGCCTTGAAAACCAAATCCCTTTCTTCATTTGACATTTTATCATAATAGGTTTTAAGTAATATCATCTGGTCGCTTAAATATTTAGGTGCTTTCTTATAAAGACGGCTTAAACTTAATTCATCTAACATTATAATTCCATTTGATAATCAAAGTTTTCTATTCTTGCCTTTGCAATATTACAATAATCTTTTATTAAAAATCATTTCTTTAGGGGCTTTCATATTCAAACTCTGATTGTTTATTATTAGCAATCTTTACTAATGCTAAATTTTTAACAGCCTGCTTATAATAGCTTTCTTTTAATTCAATTCCTATTCCTTTGCGTTTTAATTTGACCGCCCCAAAAACTTCTGAACCTACGCCCATAAATGGAGTTAGGATTGTTTCCCCTTCATTGCTCCATAATATAATACATCTTTCAATAACATCTAACTGTAAAGGGTGTACGTGCTTTTCATCATCTTCGTCTTTTGATTCTTTAAATGGTAATACGTTCCCAAGCCTTACATCATCCCAAAAAGCAGAAGCATATTGCCGCCAAATCCAATGGGAATATCTATTCTCAATTTGATTGCCTTCAAATCCTTTGAACTTTAATACATCTTGCGGTATTTGTCTTTCACCTGCATAATATAAAAGTCCAGTTGGATGTGTAATAGGAATTTGATTTTCCCCTTTCCTTCTAAATACCAAAAGGTAATCAGCACTTGCATTGCTACACCTGGATGAGTCATCTACGATTGTTTTGTGTGCTAAATTTTTAGCCATTGTTCTATTTCTAACGCCGAGCGGTTCTTTCCAAACACAATAACGAGCTATATATCTCCACCCCTCTTTTTCGTGAAGTCTTATAATATCACCAGGAAAGTCCTTTTTATGGTCAAGCCCACAATTTCCCGAAGGAATATCCATACAATGAACAGCCGTCATTCTGCCCGGCAATGTTAATCTATAAAGTTCTTTAACTACAAAAGAATAGTGTTCAAAGAACTGTTCATAATTGTCATTGTTAGATAAATCTCTATCACTTGAAGAGTAATGATACAGCCCGCCAAAGGGAGGGCTATAAATTGATAAATGCACTTTTTCATTTGGAAATTTTTGCATTGTTTCTATACAGTCACTAAGATATAATGCGTACTCTTTTTCTATAAGTTGGTGTTTTACAGCCATACGGGTATGTCCTCTTTTGTATTAAATTGTTCTATGTTTTTTATATTAAGATGGTCATTCATAAACCCTACTAAATTAGCAAACATTTTATCAGCGGCTTTAGATTTCCTTTGAAGATTTTTTAATATGTTCAGCTCTCCCTCTGTTGATATAATGTCAATCTTTACTGGATTCTTTTGCCCAAACCGCCAACATCTTCTAACGCCTTGATAATATTGTTCATAAGAATGAGACGGGAAAAAAGTAATATGTGAACAATGTTGATAGTTCAAACCCCAGGCCCCTATCTTTGGCTTTGTTATTAATACCCGGATGTCTCCAGTCCCAAACCCAATCAACCTCTCTTCCTTTACTTCATCTGAGTGCTTCCCGGCAACCTGCAAACCATCTTTAATTAACTTTTCTAACAAATCCCCCTCATCATTTAGATGACACCAAACAAGGGCTGGCTTCTTGGTATCATTAACCAACTCTGCAACCTTTTCACATCTTTCTTTTATAGTCGCCCTTCGTTCCTCTCTTTCTTCTTTTAATCCAATAGCCGGAAATGGAAATAGCTTTCCATTCAGGGGTCGGCTAACTTTTATTGTGTGTTGCGTTTCGCTTTTAGTTGGTAATATAAATTTATCATTATCAAACCCTAAATCAGATGGCATTCTACAAGCCCTTGCCCAACTGCAAACCCATCTCCAAAAATGGTCTTCAGCATATCCTTTTAATCTCCACTTTGCTGTCTCACCCCGATACCTGCCAGTGCTTATATTATTTAACGTGTTCTTAAAAAACTTTCCTAACATATCCGTATATCCTAAATATCCCAATGCTTCCGAACTTGTTCCCAATTCTATATAATCATTTGGAGCTGCTGTTGCTGTACATAATAATCTATATTTCATCTTTCTCATAAAAGAAGTTATTTGTGTTTTTCTTTTCCCGTCAAACGATTTAAGTATTGAAGATTCATCACAAACACACCCTACAAAATCCTTTGAGTTAAAATAATGTAGCTTTTCATAATTAGTAACTGTGATTCGATATGGTTTACCATCGTGTGAACGAGTTGCCTCAATACCAAACTTTTCTGATTCTTTTATCGTTTGGGCCGATACTGCCAACGGGGCTAATATCAAAACATTCCCGTTGGTATGCCTAACAATATTTTCAGCCCAAACTAACTGCATCGGAGTTTTGCCTAAACCACAATCTGCAAAGATTGCCCCCCTGCCTTTTAATAAAGCCCACTCTACTAAGTTAGCTTGGAAATCAAATAAAAAGCCTGGGATCCATAGCGGAGCGAACCCAAACCCCGCCCCCCATTGTGACTTGTCTTTTAAAAATTTATTGTAATTCATTGTTTTACAAAATAATAAAATTTACTGAAATAATAAAATCATTATATAAAATGTTATTGCTAAAATAAGTAAGTAAAATAGTTTCATTTCTTTTCCTCTGTTGCTAATGGTGTGTAAAATATATAATCTCTTAATTTAATTGAGTCAGGCTCGTCTGCATAACTGAAATACCTTTGTCCACAATCTATCCTCTGCTTCTTGCATATTTCAATAGCATATTGTTTGGCTATTAAAACGGCATCAGCGATTTCAATAGTATCTAAGATTATTACTTTATTATACATTTCGTGTTCTAAGTTCATTTCTTTAATTCCTGTTCAAGATATATTTTAATTAATTGTAAATCTGTTTTACCAATTCTTCTTAATAAAGACATCCTTTCGTAAATATCCCGGCCTTTAACTTTCTTTATTTTCTCTCTATATTCTTCTTCGTAATCACCGTGGATCCCGTATCTATGTTCCCAAGCTGTAAGACAAATCCCGTTATCAAGCTCAAATCTTAATCTGTAATTTGGCTTCCTTACTATGTGATGTGCGTGAAGTATTGCATCACCACCAATTACTTTGCCCTCTTTGCCGGATAGTTCACTCTTGAATCCTGCTCGTTCTTTAATAATCAAAGTCCACAAATCATCACATTTCTTTAATAGTGTTTTCATTTATCAAATTCTTTTTTATTCATATCCTTACTAATGTTTTTATAATTTTATTTGACCTGATAGGATTTATAATTGTAAAATCCTTGCCGTTATCCCCATCTACTTTATATCCGTTTGCATTAGCCCAATGTTTCCAGAGGGTTCTTGATAATGTCATCCCATCACCATCTGAATATTTTGGTCGGGTGGAGTTGTCTTGTGTTATTCTTACCTTCTTTTTTGTCTTTAAAATAAAATTATGCGAACCCCTTTGAGATACCCTGCCAGGACAATCTGCAATAATATGTTTAATCGTTATTGTTTTTCTGCCATACTCATCCGCTAATTGCTTTACAGTCATTCCGTTAGCATGTTGCTGTCGTATAAGTTCATTCCTTTCAACAGTATTTAGTCGTGATTCCTTTAATGAATTAACTGACTTGTATGATAGGTAATCTATTTCTTTCATTTTTCTGCCATTCTTTTTTTTATAATCTTCATTGATTCTGTTGTTTGTTTTTAAAACTTTTTACGTATTTTCTATAATTTTCCTCACTAAATGCCGATGCAGTTACTGACTTCAAAAATTCAATCTTAGTTAATAACTTTTCTGTTTTAATAGTTTTTTCTGATTTTAATAATTGCCAATCGGGATCATTGGCGAAAAAATCCTTCCAGTTTTTATACATTTAAATTAATTCCCTGAGCTTCAAGACTTTTTTTCTTCGCTTCTTTTATTTCTCTATTAGCAGCTAATTTTTCAGAGTGCTTTTTTAATATTCCTTTTACATAAGCTACTGTCATAACATCCATTTCTGCAGCCCGCCGGAATGCCTGAATTATATGCTTTTCTTGGTAATTATAAAACATCTTTTCTACTGCTAATGTTTCTGACATATTTTTAGGGTTTCTTTGCCAAGTTGAAATAAAAAGTTTTCCAATTTTAGATAAATTACTTACTATTACCACCGGCTCTTTAGTAGTAGTATCTTTTATCTTATTTACTTTTATCTTATTTACTTTTATGCTTGCAGGGGGCTTAAGGGGGCTTAACCTCTTGTCTTTCTTAGCTTTAGCACCTCTCCTGCCCATCTCCCGATAAAACTCTTTTTGATCTGTGTAAAATTGCATTCTTGTAATAAGCGACTCACTATACAAGCCCCCTCCATCCTCTTTGCATAATAATTTTAGTCTTATTAAATTACTAACAAAATCCTGCATCCATTCTAAGGGCTTGCCTATTGCAGTAGAAAGTGCTTCAGTCGATTCTTTGCCTAATTTGAAATGAGTTTGTTCTCTTAAAATTTCGATTATAGCAAAATATATACCATAACCTTCCCAACCGAATTGGGCACGTAACCTTAATAATTTATAATCATTTCTTGCATTACAATCGTGTGGGAAATAATAAGCATCCTTTTCTTTCATATTATTCCAGACCTAAAAAGGGTTTGTTTTGTAAATTTTTATCAAACTTATTATGTCTTCTTCTTTGCCCGGTAGCTCTATTGTCTCTTTTAATTACAAAATGGATTCCGCTTTTGTTTATACCTATTGTAAAGCGGTGAACCAATCCACAATCACAACAACTAAAGTTAATTTCGCCACCAGATATATCAATCTCAAAACTATCACCGTTTTTTAATTTTATATATTTTGTTTTCATAATAACAAGCCAAGCCGCCACAATTGAGCGTCTTTCCTGGAGGTGTTTGAGGAACGGTGACTTGACTTTAAAAATAAAAAACCCCGAAAGTTTGAAACTCTGCTGGATGCTGAATCATTCAAAGAACAATCCGTTTCGACTTCGGGGTAAAAATTTAATATGTCTTTTAATCCAACATCCATAGTGCAAATATAAAGCTAATTTAATTAATATAAAAATTTATTTTCCCAAATCATTCGTGATAACCGAAATTAGGCATTTCAAAGCTATGAATATCTCTTGCAATTACCCGATAATCTCTTATGTAATCCTGCCATTCTGCCTTGCTTAAATTACTGGTTGTTTTTTTCGGGACCGCAATCATATTCTCACCAATCTCAACCCAAGTAGTACCGAATATTTGGCAGCACATAGCATAGTGCATTTCCATCCTTGTGTATCCTACTTCTTCTGCCAGAATGCTATCCCAACGCCACAGGGCTTTGTTCTGGTCAATGGTTCTTTTTTCTTCCGAACTGTCTGTAATAACTAAAGTACATTTTTTAGATTCAAAATATTTAGCCGATTCAAGAACCTCTGCTTCGTGGTGAAACTTCCCTGATGTGACCCAAGTATCTATAATCTTTTTCATACTACCTCAAACGGGGTTGGTTCATAAACTTCGTTAATGCCAAGCCGTTTTAACTTGGCATTATACATTTTAATGAATATTCTTTTTTCTTCAATGTCTCGAACTTCTTGAATCCAAAGCTCAATCATATATCTTGTTTTGCCTGGTTTTCGCATATATTTTATGCTGTTAATTATGCTTCTAATATTGCCCTTCGAGTTGTGAATTTATCCTTGTATAAAGGATAATCTTCTTCTGTAATGCTATTACGCAGTAGTTGTAATTCTTCAACCTTTCTACAACCACGAATCTGCTTTAATATATCTTCATCTGCTTTCTTTTTATCATTATCTTTCCCGTGTTTGTTCGTAACATCTGAATCTTTTGTATCATCAATTAAAAACATTCCATTAAGCGCATACTTACGAGCATAGCTTGACGTTGAGCCGGTTAATTGCATTGCATCAAATCCCTTTTGTGATTCCGCTTCTCTTGCATAACCAGTAACAATAATAGGCTTAAACTTATCTTCCCCATCTACATTTATTATACTTACTGTTGCTTTTATGTAATATCTATCACCGATGCTTACAAGCTCGTCCGAGATTGCTAAACAACAATCGTGCTTTTTTAATAAGGGCTTAATGGCTTCAAGTATATCCTCACAAGAACGATATTTATATTTACCGAACGCATTGTAATTGCCTTTCGGTGCTTTCAATTCTGTTTGTATTGCTAAAAGTTTTTCACTAATCATTATCTTACCTCCTTAATTAAATCAATATTAGTTATATTCATAATTCAACCCAACCTTGCCCACCACATTCCGGACAGTTTTTCCAACGTTCATCAATATCCCATTCCCGTGCGTGTTCTCTTATAAGCCCCGTCCCTTCGCAATTATTGCATTCTAAGGCACAATGCTCGCCACAGGCACTACATACATCAGTCTCCTTGTAGATTGGCTTACCACAGCAGTTAGAGACGCCATCATATAGCAATCTGTCAAGCTGTTCATCTGGCACTAAGCCTGGATAAGATACTTTCATTGTATCTGCAATGGTTTTCCGTATCTCAGTTAAATTGTTCATAATTTACTCCTTTTAGGTGAATAAGTCTTGTTTAATTTTTGTCATAGCTTCGATTGTTTTAACCAAAGAGTTTTTCCTGCCAACGAGGTCTGTAATTGTTGGTTCGATCTCTGCCCACGTTTTCGCCAAGAAATAACCTCTTGAATTTTTTTTCTCTGATGGATTAAATTTCCCGGTACAATTAGCAATCCACCTTCCCTCTTGTCTTAATTTTCGAACTACATAACGAACAGTTGCTCCTTCTACTTTGACTATTCTTTCTATCTGTTTAGAATATATCGGGTTGTCAATATCTCGGTTTATAAGCAAGAATTTAATATGTTCATTTATCTCCATTTTTAACTCTTCCTTAATAGTGTTAAATCTTCTAAAAGTTCCCAATCATAAACAGGCAATCCCTCCATCTTTGGTGCTTTGCCCTTTTCTGTAGAGAAAATAACCCTGTCCCAATAGTCTAAACGAGATGCAAGAACACCCAATTTGAATATATCATATTCATTCTCTGGAATTATTAAATAATCATTCCTTTGTTTTTTAAGTTTCATTTTTTATTCCTTTTATTTAGTTTTCTAAAATCTCTCTCTG